TGTTTCAGAAGCTCTGTAACGTACATGTAAGAAAGGACGCTTAGCATTCTTTCCTAAGATTTGGTCATATACAGTAGTAGAACCAGCAGGAACTAACATACCGTTTACAGCACCAGTTCCAGTAAGCCCTCCACGCATTGTTGGGTCGTTTAGGTATTTCCAGTCAGACTTGTAGAAGTCATATCCTCTACGGAATCCTGTAAATCCTAAGTTAAGAGCCATCTCTTGGTCATTATCAAATAAACCATAAGAAGTACCATTAGCTCCACCACCTTGAGCAGAACCGTTAAGCTCAGCTAACATATCATCAATGTCAAATCCAAACTGACGGTTTAAGAAAAGTACGTTTTCTTCAATCGCCCCTTGCTTATCTAAACGAGAAATGATAGTATCAAAATCCGCTAGAGCTGTTGGGTTTCCACCTGCCCATACGTTTCCTCTGTTTTCCACTACATGGAATACACCTTCAGAACCTTTGTTTCCTACATCTCCACCTGCTGCAATTGCTCCAGAACCTGCTTCAGCTGGTACTGCTTCAATCATTGCTGTTTCTAAATAGTCATCAAAACGTAATCTTGTTTCATGCTCTGACTTCAAATACCATAAGTATCCTGAAGCTCCATTCTCTGAAGTTACTTCAATCCATCCGATTTGAGCCATATCTGAACCAGATACTGCGTACTTATCTTTGATGATAATTGGAGAGTTATCGAAGATTTCATCTTCAGCCTCTAAAGAACCTTGCATTCCATTGCTTCCTTTTTTAAATTCAGAACCATAGATAAAGATAGTTGCATCAGCATTTCCTGCTCCTGTACCACCTGTAAATCCTTGAGCATTGTAAAAAGCAATTGTAACTTGGTTAGCGTTTAAGCCACCTGCTACACCTACTGCAGTAACAATACCTTTAAATTCTCCTGTTCCGTCATTTTTAGAAACTACAACAGTTTGACCTACACGAATTGCAATTGTTCCAGCAGTTAAGCCAGTTGCAGCTCGGTCTGGTACTAACGCATCGTTAATATCAAATGTTACATTGTCTCCAGCAACTACCGCTGCTGTACCACACTGTGCATATTTAGTGTGTAATCTACCTTGCTCTGCCCACTTTACTAAGTCAGAGTTACTTGGTAACTCTGCTCCTACTAAACGTAAGAAAGAAGAGATAGTTCTATTACCATAACGCTCAAATTCTTTCTCGTACGTATCTGGTAAGTACTGATTCAAAAAGTTGAAATCAGTAATGTAATTAGTAGCCAACGGCACTTGTTGTGGTGCTGGCTGTAATTGAAATCCTGGACCTACTGGGTTAGTATTTGGTCCTAATAATTGTCCTGCCATTTTTAATTTTTTAAAATGTTAATTTTTATTTTTTATACTTCTAATTTTTAAACCTTTTCCAGTACTTGGGTTCATTGCACGAAACTGAGTTCCTCCTTTTGAAGTAACTTCAGGAGCAGAACGTGTGGACATATTGACATTCTTTATTTTTCTTGTCACGTCCTCTGTTGCTGCTGCCATTCCTTGTTCGTAAAAAAACCTTGCGAACTTATCAGGGTTCATTGCTGCTGATAATGCTTTGTGATATTCAGCTGCGTTTTTAACTAATCCACTATCATCCAAATGTCTATCAATAAAATTCTTGATACTCGATTGAGTGTTTTTAATTTCTTCCGCAGTTCCTCCAGGATTATACAATAAGTTAGCTTCATCAATACTGACCTTAAAACCTTTAAAATCTTGATTTAAAACCTTGTCTGTTTCTTGTAAAAAAAACTCAGACCTTCTTTGAGTTTCCTCTTCCTGATTTTTTGCATTATCAACGTATTGTTTATAAGCCTTATATTCTTCACTATCATTAGAAATACCTGCACTACTTGACTCAAGTGGCTGGTGATACATTTCTTTCTGTTCGTTAAAGAACTTCTTGGCTTTTACAATTGCCTTCTTTCTTTTTAACTTAGCTCTTTTTACATCTGTCTCATCATCTATATCCTCATCAAATAAATAATCTTCCATTAATAATTCAACATCTTCTTTATCAATGCCTTCTTCTGTTGCTAAAAGATACTCAGTTAAAATCTGGTCTCCATCTAGAGAATCAAAATCTCTGTTTAACTTAACATAGTCTTCAATACTCCTACCAGTTTTCTTTTTATATTCAAAATAAGCTGACACATCTTCAGGTAATTCTTCGTTGTTTTGTTTTTCATCAAATAATTGACCTACCGATGATATGTCTTTATCATATCTATTCTTAATAAAATTAAGAACGTCTTCTTCTTTTAATTCATCACTTTTAGTTTCATCTTGTGACGTACTGTTATCTACAACTTCTTGTTGCGATTCTTTTTCGTGTTGTTGTTCTGCGTTTTCTAGTAGAGCTTCCTCTACTTCTATTGCTGATTTTTCTTCAATAACACCTACTTCTTTTACTTTTATTTCCATTAGATTAAATTTTAGTACAAATATAGTACATTAAACAATATAAATTATTTAGTTTACCTTGGGTCAAATTCAGCTAAATCAAAGCCATCCAAGCTATCTTCATTAGACTCAAATCTTTGAGGAGGTAAATTATTTTTTCGTTGATTTATAAGCTTAGATTGTTCAGAGTTCTGTTGACTTATTCGAGATGATTTTGCGTTTTCTCTACTTACCTCTCTATTAGCTAAAGCTTGTTCTGAAATATCTCTTAATTGTTGATTATACTCAAACTCTTGAGCCATTAATTGACTTTTTAGCTGAGCTTCATTCTTCATCTTCTCTATTTCAAAAGCAATTTCAGCTTGTTTAATCTGCATCTTAGCATTCATCTCCGCTTGAGATTTTTGCATAGCTGCTTGAGCTGCCATCTGTTGAGATTTTAATTGCTGCTGAGCTAACATTTGCTGCTTCATCATCTCATTTTTTTCATCACGCTCTTGCTTTTGTTTACGCTTAACTTTTAATAATTGATTAGCTAATTTTATATTTTTTAATTCCCTTATATCAATTGCATCCTCAAGATTAATATCACTCTTAGATAAAGCAGTTTGAATGTTTTGTTCAAGCTGAGCTTTTTCCTCTTCATCTGGAGACACCTCAATAAAAACTCCGAAATCATAAATGTATAAATCAGATATATCACCTAGAATAGACACATTATATTTTCCTATCTGGCTTATAAAATCTTCTTTAAAATCTGCATATTCCAAAATGTCAGCCACCCTGTATGTTAATGCTTCGGCTAATGTTCTATAAACATATAAACTACCTTGTAATATATGACGTGTAGCTGTATTAGAATTAAGTGCTGCTAACTTCTGTAATCCTACTAAAGAATTAGGGTCTGGTGTTGAACCATCTCTAGCTTCATTTAAACCTGTTACAGTTCTAATCATGTTAAGATAATGATTGTAGTTTGTAATTAGCATTTGTGTTTTACTAGCACCACTATTAGATGTAAGCTGTTGAATAGGAACTCTAGCCTGGTTAAAATCTCCGTCTTGTGTATAGCTTCTACCTATAACACTACCTGTCTGAAAGTAAAGCCTTAAAGCATCTTCAGGATTATAAGCCTGACCTGTCCCTAAATCTACTTCATTTAATCCATCGGCATCAATAAACACTCCATCAGGTACAACTCTAGCTATAACCTGTTGTAATTTTAAATGAGTAATTTGTATTAAATCTGCAAAAGGTATCATCCTCCTAACTAAAGATTCAATAACTCCTTTATACATTCTTGGAGCTACCGCTACATAATTAGGTAGAGCATGCTGAGAAGAAGACTTAGGTCTAACCATATTCTCTGCAAGTTCCCATTTTAATAATATATCCGTTCCCATAACCATAATACCTTCGTACCATACATCAATAGTTTTAGAAACTTTTTCAAACTTTCCATCTTCCATCATTTCTGGTGGAGGATTAAATTGGTCGTCTTTTTCTATCATTTTAACAGCACCGTTCTCTGATATTCTTTTCTTATATACCATCTTCTTAGTGGTCTTATAATTAAAATACATCAATGTTACAGTGTCTCTATAGAATATATCATTTTGATAATACTGTGCTACATTATAATAATCATACCAGCTCTGACTGTATTTAGATATTTTTTCTAAATCATCATTAGTAAGCTTAGGGTCTATCTTAAGTAATTCTGTTATAGGAACATTTTTGATTTCCCCCCAATAAAAACAATCTTTAAAATGAGGGTCTTCAGTATAGCTATATACTACATTAGCAGGGTCAACATATTTAACTTCTACACCAGAACCTGGCAAGAACTCATGCTTTGCAACTCCTATTCCTAATACTGTTAAATCATAATCAACTCGCTTACGAATATCCTGATAATGATTTTCAGAAAACATAGTATCTATAGCTTCTTCTTCTGCAATTTCAATAGCAGGTTTATAGTTAAGCTGCATATATAAAGTAAGCTCCTCATCATTCTCAGGTAAAGAATCAGGGTCCATTGTAAAAGGGTCTGCTCCTGTCATCTCCTTAATATCTAATAAGATATCTTTAGCAGCCATTTGACCTTCAATCATATCCTGATACTTACTTCTTTTTCCTTGAGATAGAGCATCTTGAGCGTATGCCTTAACCTTAAATAATCGGTCTGACATTCCGTTAACTACTATATCTACAAATTTTGGAAGTATAGGGACTGGAGTCCAGTCTAAGTTGAGGTAAGATAAATCTCCATCAACTGCTAATTCATTTTTATATTTTGCAACAGATTGCTCACCTCTTGCATATAAGCGTAGTTTATGAAAGTCTCTCCATTGAGAATAATAACGACAACCGTTACCATCTTTTTTAAACCACTCATACTGTATCGCTTGCCCTATTTGTAAGCCAAACTCATCAGTGGCTTTTTCTGCATCTGACACAAATTGACTAGGAAAACCTACAGATGAAATTTTTACTTTTACTTCTTTCATCTATCTTATAATATCGCTTGTTAATCCCTTGTTGGTATACCTTGCAAAGTTAATGGAAATTTTTGAGCTTTTTGTTTCAGGTGTGTAAAGATGCTTTTGACAAGCCATTATAGCTAATCCACTACTAATAGAGGCATCGAACCTGGTTCTATTGTTTATATCAAACTTAGCCCAATCTTCTAAAGTTCTGGTAAAGGGCATAGTACCCATTAGGTCAGAATCTCTAAATGTATTTTCCATATCTAATCCTATATGCTTTTCTATAAAAGACTCTATTGCTGCAGCGTGAGCTTGCTTTACATCTTCACTAGAGTTAGGTATACCTCCTAATTCTTTTTCTGTTCTAGATAATTTATTATATGTTTTGTCAGGTCTGTTTAAACTAAATCCTCTATACCCTCTATTCTTAAAATGATATAATAGTCTAGGTTTGTTATTCTCTACTAGTATAGGCATTCCATAAAACACACAAGCCATTAATACTTCTTCAAAAAATATCTCTGCTGTTTGAGGTCTAGCAACATATTCTAAAAAAAACTCATTGCTAGGTGCATCATCCATATTAAACTTAGTAAGCCCATGCAAAGCTCCGTTAGAACCTCCTCCACCTACAACTCCTGATATGTCATAACTGTCACATCCAAAAGCCCCTAAGTGTTCGTTCCCTGGAAGATTTTTACCGTTTCGTTTTATTACTCTATTCTGTAGATTTTTATTAGGTGTCCATGAAACTCTAAATCTACCCCTATTATTAGGTGTCCATACTACAGAAGAATCTTTAATGCCATCCTTCCAAGAAAAAGAACCTTGAGTAATATGATGCTCTGTTATTGTAGAATCATTGTAATCAATCTGCTGATATATTTTTGTTAAATTAAATAATGACTGCTTACTCTCATCTCTAAACGCATGAGATTCTGTTCGAGGAAACTGACGATAAAATTCATTTAAAGCATCTGGGTCATTCTTTAAACTGTCCACTTCTGCCTCCCAATAATCAATAGCACCATTATCTATTATCTCTCCATCTACTCCTATTGTTTTTGTTTCAGGTTTCCTAAACACTGGCATTCCATATCTATCTATAAAACCTTCCATATTCCATTCCATAGGAATAAATAAATTATATAATCCACTTTTAGTTTGACCATTAGAATTTCTACTGGTTGCGTCTGAATCTTCGTAAAGTTTTTTAAAGTTACCACCACCCTTACTCAAGGCATTAGAGGTAGAGCCCATCATGCATTTACCTATAATTCTACTACCTAAACGTAAACACGTTTTTGTAACCCTCCAGTTATTAAGTATATTGTTAGGCTTTATCCATTTTCCACTTTCATCATGTACTAGTAGTAAAAGTTTTTCACCATCGTAAGAGTTATCATCTGTATTCTTCCAGTCAATTGTTGTGTCTAACCCAAGCAACTCTTCTTTGTCTGAATCATACATATTCTTTTTTGTTATCTTAGATGCAGGTATCCTAAAAGCAAGTTCTGTTTTAGGTTTATCCATACCGTCCTGTATAGGTTTAAAAAAGAAAGGTAATCTATTAGCTATAGGAACTACTTTATCTGTGAACATCTTCTTTGAATCCGAACCTGTTTTAGATAATATCCCAACTCTTGAATCTTTTGCAAGAGTACCTGTATTAACACATTCTGAAGACCCCATGTAAGAAAATCCTGACCGTCTTATTTTTAAGTATGTCATTCCAAAGCTCCTACTATCTGCCTTGCATGCTTCCCAGAATATATAAAATATTCTATTAGCTTCCCTGTAATCAGGATACCCAACATCAATACTAGTCCATTGAAGATACATATAATGAGCACCAGTTATATACGTTGGCAGTCCATTATTCATAAACCAATGACCTATCTCTCTGCTATCAAACTCATTCTCAATATAATCTACCCAATTGTTTTTAAATTCAGATGGCATTTCGTTCCATTGAAATATAGATTGAATTTTACTTAGCTGTTTAGGAATATCTATTCTCTCCCAGTATTGTTCTGTCTTAGATTTAGACCTACTGTGTATTTGTTTAAGCTGCTTCGGTAAGCCAACTATAACGCCTTGTATGTTTAGTATATCTCCAAGCTCTCCAGTTTTTGATATACATATAAAATCATATTTTTTATTGTAGCCGTAAGTCCAGCTCTTATTCCTGTTCTTATTAGTAAGGACAGCTTTAGGAATATAGTCTTCTAATATTTTATATAAATCTTTATTTTGACCTTCGTTCTGCAAATCCTTGTTTTGTATCTACTTTTTTATTTGTACCAGATAAATCGAGAGCTTCTCGTTCTGCTTCTATTCTACTTAATATTTCAAATGCATCGAATATAGCCAGCTTCTTTGTTGCTGCAGCATTCTTTAATCTGTCTGCAGACAAGTCGTCTTCAGGGTCATGCTTAATAATCGCTTCTTTTGCAACTTTAATTAGTTGTTCTACCGCTCTGTGCCCTGCTTCTATTATCTTTAACTTTATTTCTTTTGATTTCATCTTTAATTCTTTTAACTTTCTTCAAAGGAATATTATCAAATTCATCATCATCCATCCAATCCCACTCTCTACTCATAATATCATTGTAATTTGGTGGTCATACATTCTATAAAGTTTATCTCCATCGACTTCAAACTCATATTCACTGTCAGGTTTAAAGGATACAATATCTCCTTTCGAAACACCTTGACTAATTAATTTAGTGTTTGGATAAATCATTTTGCCAACCAGAGGTTCTTCTTTTGTGTTCTTAAATATAATAGCTTCTTTTGTTTTTATTGGTTTAACATAACAATACCTGTCATGAGCATACCAATCATCTCCCTTCTTAAACATAAAGAACTGGTCTGAATCAACTAGAAATAAGTTATCTTTTAAAAAACTTCTCCCACTTCTACGTCTTCCTTTTATATCGTTGTAAAATTTAAAAACATTATGGTGAACTAGAAGGGTGTCTCCTATTTCTATAGGACCACAGTAATTTACAGGTAATGATTTTACCTCTGCATATCTATTAGAGTATGTAGCATCCTCTTCAGAGGAGCTTACTAGAAAGTCTATACCTCCAATATTTTTAGTATTAGCGTATCGCTTATTATCTTTTGGGGTAACTATAAAGTCTGTTGGCGATTTCAAAAATTTATATTATATTCAATGGATACAGGCATGGATGAGCTAAACTCCTTCCAAAGAATTACAACATCATTGTCCTCTATGTATATTTTATAGGAATTTAATTCAGAATCAAATTTGATTAAATGAATCTTATGACTTCCGCTAAGCACGTCTTGTCCTACTATGTAATGCATAGCCCCTGACTTATAATCAGGACCGACAGATATTTTTCTTATATCCATTATTTATTTAATTTAATTATACATTAAAGCCCATTTCTTGTAATGAGGCTTCTATTTGGTCGTACCAAAATTGACGTATAGCTGCACTTCCATTTGGAACAGTTAACTCGTCACTCCATCTCATTAATTTAGGAGTACTTGTTGTGTAATCATCTAACATTGTTACATTACTATAAGCAGTAGCAGGTATAGTAGCAGGATAACTTTGTTCTCCTGCAGGATAACTAGTACTAACTGGAGGATTGCTAATATTCGCTGCAGGAACTAAAGAATTAGGTCCAAGTAAATCAATAAGAGGTGCGCCTGGAGTATTCGGTACAGCACAGAAAAATTGAGACCTATATGTAAATGTCGCAGCTCCAATAAAATTCCTTACAAGAGTTATATCATCAATTATAGCTGCATTGGTAGCATTATTCCTGTTTTTCCATGAATCAGCATCATTGTCGTTAGCAGCCATTTGATAATTGTCAGCTACAAATTGGCTACCTCCAGATTCATCTCCAAATCCAAAGATTACTACATTATCTGCGTTTTCAAATATTTCTCCAGGTCCTGTTCCTTGACCAAACCCTTTGTTACCAAGCATTCCTATTTGTCTTTCTTCACCACTCATCCCCCAATATATATGAGAATCATACTCATCACTACCGTTAGTAGCTCTGTCTGTATTTCCATTTGCTTCAGTTCCTCCTGTTGCATAGAAATCTTGAAGTAAGTTTCTTAAATTAGTTGTATTCAAATAATCTGCAGATTTCTGAGCGGATGTTCGTGTATATTTACAAACTGAATTTCCTCCATCACCTGAAGTTGTGACAACAGTTGCTCCATTAGCATCAACTAAAGTAACGTCTAGTTTATAGCCAAGGTAAGTTATTGTTCCTACGAATGTATTAGCAGGAATACCAGTTCCTTCAACAAGCATCCCAGGTTCAACAAGCATTGATGCTTGAGCTGTTAGTCCGTTGGAATTAGTTACATAACCTGTTTGTATGAATATTGAACTTGACATTTCTATTATACTATCCCCAGTATTCCATCCTTTATTCATATCTACATAAATTTCAGGAACACTTGTCATTTTAGCCATTTCTATAATTGAGGCATTAAAAGAACCACTAGTATCTTGCCAAAAAGTAAAGTAAGTATCTCCTGTTACTGTTAATCCTGATATTGTAAAATCTTGAGTTGCTGACAATCCATCATTATCTGTTACTGTCATCACTACATCAATATTTCCTCCAGGATATGGTCCTGTTAGCGTTCCTGTGCAATCGCCATTGTCTGTAAAAGTTAACCAACTAGCTCCTGCAGCAGGGAATATCTCTACCCCATCTACTGTAATAACATAATCTAAATCTGCACATGGCGTATTGTCATCACTTGTTGTCCAGTTATATGTCCAAGTGTCGTTTGGTTGCAAATTAGGATATGTGCCTGCAGATACAGGGTCTGTGGATGTCCATATTGGGGGGTTAGGAGTAATTGGTACTAACTCTATCTCACCTGTTAATGTCTGAGTTTCAGTTCCATCTACTGTAAATATTCCTCCTGGATTAATCGCAGTAAAAGGAGCGGATGCTTTAAACTGATATCCTGTATTAGCTAGTCCGTTTGTTATAAACTGATAGCTAACTCCTGGTTGTCCTTGTTTAATGTCATTTAACTCATTACCTGCCAACGTATAGTTTGGTGCGCCTGGAGTATTATCTATAATGTTATTATTAAAAGGATTTAATGTTACTGTTACAGGAGCTATAGGTGCTATAGAGTTTGTTTTTTCAAAATAGAATGATAGCTCCATGTCTCCATCTGTTGGAGATATTCCTGAGTTTAGACTGCCTTCACATATTACACCAATATTTTGAAATGCGTTTAAAACAATATTTAAATCAGAAACATCAACCTCCCCTCTTGGATATGATTTATCATAAAGGTCAGATATAACAAATAAGTTTTCTTTTTTAGAATAGTTAGCAAAATTAGAAATAGCATTATTAGCAACTTCACCTATAGATACAGTCATTGTATCTCCTGGAGGAATAGCCATAACTCGGTCCGAAACCCAAGCCCATGTAACTAATTTTAATTTTAGAGTTACAGGAACTCTCCATAAAGGAACTTGTGTGCTAGGTGTAACAGCAGATGTCCATTGTAAAAAATCTTTTGAAACTTCAGGACCAACTCCACCACCTGCATTACTTCCTATTGCTTTAAACATCCCATTTACAATAAATGTTTCTGATGAAGCAGGAGGAGTAACAATATTTAATATATAATCAGCAAGACCAGCTATGGTAAACGTTTTAGTTTGTAACTCAATCGGACTTGATAATCCATCTGTTCCAATTAAATAATCCTCTGGATTAATTGGATTTTGATTGGGGTAAGCTAAAGTATTGCTAATTTTTGCCATCTTCTATTCTTTTTCTTTTATCTCTCCAGTCTGGAGATTTATAACGGAATCTTCTCCGTATTTTTTAATAAGTTTTTTTTCTAAAGAAGTAAAGTCTGTTCTTACAGTATTTATTTCTTTAAGCACTACATCTTTTTGTAATGCTAAATCTCCTAGTTGGTTTTTTAAACCTCCGAATTTAGTGTTTAATTCTTGTAAACGTTCTAATTCTTTTTTTGTAATTGATTTCATTTTATTATAATTAAAGTTATAACGCAAAGGTAGTAAAAAAAAATAAGTCTATTGTTTTGTCTTGCCGTACTCTCTTAAAGTAAAATATCCACCAATTGCAGTAATTCCCATAGTAGTTAATAAAGGCAAGTATGCCTCTGCTAAAGGCATCCCCCATTGAGAAGTTATAATAACAATATCTATAAGAATGGTAAAATTAGCAACAACTAAAGGGCGTATGTTTCTTGTTAGCTTGCTTCCGAACTTCATATCGTACTCCCATCTCTTGCTTATCTCTATTTCACGCTTTGATATTTCTTGTTCTACTACAATATCTTTTTCTAATTCTTTAAGAAGCAAATCTTTATCTGTTTGTGATATACTTGAGTTACCTCGTATAGCATCTCCTAGTTTATTTAAACCTTCTACACCTGTTACTGTACCTAATATATTTAATATCTCAGGACTTACTCCTACTATAGTTCGTAATAAATTACCAACAAAAGTACCTTCTCCTCCGTTTTTTTTTAGTTTTGGATTATTGCTCATATCTATTCTATTGTTTTATCCCAACGAGATTTTGTTTTTCTTATATCGTAATGAGTGAATGTATTATACTTACCTAACCCTCCTTGCAATATGTGTCCATGCTCAGTTAAGTTGTCTATAGTTTTATAGACTTCAGAAGGAATAATATCTGTAACTTGAATATCAGCAGCTTTACCTAAAATATGCTGTGAATTTGAAACTCCACCAATAGATTTATTGTGAGTTTTACACCTATAAGAACTAGTAATCTTAATAGGTTTTCTAACAAAATCTCTAACATGTTGTAGTTGGCATGCTAATTTTTGAATTTCCAGAAACACTTCCTCTGGCATTTCGCATCCACATTTACAATCAAATTCAGACTTATTAAAATTATTTGTTAGTTTTTTTTCTTTCATGATAACTAATCCATATTCTTTGAGCCGTATATATTATAGAAGCTATTAATAAAATTAGTTTTAGAGCCATCTCAACTTGAGAAAATGAGACAGCTAGGCTTAAGAAATTAAATGCGTAAATTTTCAAATCTTGAGTGTTCATTATTTTTTGATAATTTCGTAAGTAACTTCAATATCCATCAAAGCACTATTAGTTTGTATATATGTTTCTTTTACCATAGTGCAACAATATCACCAGCAGTAGTTCCTGCATTAAAAACTTGTATTACATTCACAGGAAAAAACTGTCCTGCATAAGCTCCTACAAATGTTAATATATCACCTCCTGCTGTTTGAACTTTTACTGCTCCTGCTGACCCAATATATAAAGCACACCCATTATTTATTCCATCTGGATTAGATATGTTAGGAATTAAATCAGTATCACTTGGTGTTACTGGAGCTGCTCTGTTGGCTGTAAGTTTTGTATATGCCATCTTTTATTTTGTATAAGGGAATTTTCTATTTAAACTATCTCTTCGTTCTTTACATCCGCAAGGTTTCCCTGTTACCTTACTTACTGTATCAACTACTTTTTTAATTCCTGTTGCGGTGGTAATTTTTTCTATAGTATCACCTAATCCTTTTGATTTCATTTTATTTATTTTTACAAGTACACATTTTATGGGGGCATGAAATAACATTAAACATAAGTTTACCTATTAACCAATTCCATCCACATTGAAACTTACACCAAATGCCTTGCATCCAGAGTCCTAACTTTACTAATAGTCTACCCATTTATTTTTTCTTTTTCTTCATTTGTTTTTTCTTAGTAGCTTTCTTTTTTGTTTTTGGTCTTCCAACCTTACTTCCGTATGTTCCTGGTCCGTTTGGCATATTTGTTGATTTTTTAATATTCTGTTACAAAGATAAGAATTTATTTTTTAGATTTCTTTCCAACACATTTCCATCTCTTTCTAGATAAATTATTTGGTGTGTTAGGGTCGTTTTGCTTTTTCTTACTTAGCCTTGTTTTTATTCCATAACTCCTTGCACAGTAGCTGTCACCCTTAGATGTACCAGGTTTTACTCTTGGACCTCCTCCTTTAGCCCTACCTGCCTGTCCATAACTAACCTTTTTACCTGATGAGGTAATTTTTACTTTTGCCTTTCCTTTTCGTGGTGTTGCCATTACTTTTTATTTTTATTTTTCTTTCTTCTCTCTTCTCTCCTTATCTCTCTGTTTTCTTGTCTAGCTGCTTTTTTAAATAATCTATCAGCTTTTCTGTCTCTTCCTTCATCAACCGCTTTAGCTGCTCTAGTCGCAGTATCATCAGATTTTTTATTAAATGTTGGGAATTTTCTTTTTGTTTTCATATTATAGGTTTTTTACTTTAGCTGCTGCTGTATTAGCAACAAATTGTTTTCCTTTTTTACCTGCTTTCTTTTTCTTTCTAGCAGTTGATGCTAGCTGTCGTTTACTTAACGATTTAGCTTTAGATAATGGTAGACACCTATCAGGATTTTTTTTATTCTTAGATGTGCCGCAAGGACCTTTTATCTTTCCATCAGTTCCAATACGAACCCATTTCTGGTCACGCCATTTCTTTAACTCTCCCATTATTTTTTATTTTTACCCTTTCCATAGTTGGGGTCTTTACAATATTTACTAGCAGCCATATTTGCATACGCAGATGGATACTTATCAAATGTTCTCTTTGCCCAGGCTATTCCTGCTGGACAAATTTTATTTCCTTTTGTTCTACCTTTTTTTGCCATATTTATTTATCCTAAACTAGTTACTTGTAGTTTTGCTCTAGTAAACTCTCTTCCTGCAGCCACTGCAGCTGGTATAGTTATTTCTATTATATCATTTACAGAATATCCTGAACCAGCAGTATCTATTGATTGCACTGTAGTAACCGCAAAGCTATCTATAGAAACAGTAAAAGTAGCTCCAGACCCTCCTGTTGGCACAACTGCATATTGATTAGCGGTTCCAGTAGAACCATTTGGTACTTTAATAAATCCTCCAGAATTAATAGAAACTCCTGTCACTCCTGAAGCTGCAGGGAAAACCTGAGTGCTTCCCAGGTATGCTTTGGTTACTGCAGTTGAACCTAGTTTTAAAGCACTTATACTTCCGCTTCCTAATGAAATAGCCATGTTAAGTTATTATATATAAAGTGGTTGCTACTGGTGTTCCAGCATCATATTCCGCTTGTGTTAAACTAACTATATTTATAATTGAATCAGAACCACTTGGTTCTCCTGTGATTACAGAAGTCACTTGGTCTTCTAATAAATCTGATTTTTCAATATACTTTACCTGTCTGCCTGCACTAACATCTACTATAGCTAAAATATCATCATCCTCCGTTGAGGTTAATTGCGAATTGCTTGCAAATATAAAATTATTATTTCCAGAATAATCTAAAGCTATTGACCCAGAAGTTGTTATTGTTCCGCCTGTTAATCCTCCTAAAGCTCCTGATGTTGCTGTTATACTAGTTACAGTTCCACTTCCTCCGCTTGGTGCATCTATCCAATCAATTCCATTAGATGTAGAACTCAATATCTGACCAGATGTTCCACTTTGACCATTACTATCGTAAAAAGCTCCGCTTAATTCAAAATCATCAGAAACTTTTAATACAGTATTAATTAAAACATCCCCACCTGCTTCTACTTCAAATGATGATGAGGCAAGGCTATCTCCTACTTTGAAACCTCCTACTATGTTTACTCCATCGTAATATTGTATTGCCATTTAATTATCCTATTTTTTGTATTAGAACTCTTACATTATTAGCAGGCGTAGTTCCAAATGTTATAGTAACTGTATTAGTAGAAGCTCTATTTACTCTAGCATAAACAGTTAAATCTGTTACCGTATCATACAATTGTACTATTACGTCTTTAGTTCCTAAATTATGAGTTACCGTAGCAGTTGCTGATATAGTGTCTGCAAAAGTATTGTCTCCGTTAACTCCTGATAATAAATTAGCAACAGTTATTTCTTTATTTTGCGAAGCACTAGTATCATAAATTATTAATGAATCTCCTGATGCTGGTGTTGCACCTAAGTCGGTTAAGCCAGAAACATCTAATCCTATAGTAGCAGTACCTGCAGAATAAGCTACCGATAATCCATCTAAAGCTGCAGCTGCAGAAGCATTTACATTACCTATACCTACTTGAGTTAAACTTGCTAGGTCAACATTTTTATTTACCTCTGTCCAATCGCCATCATCTACTGGAGTATCTTGATTAGCAATAATTAAATCTCCAATTTCTAATGGAACAGTCCAAAATCCTGAAGCATTACCTGCAGTAGTTACTACATAAGTCCATCCTTCTTTTACACCTGTTGATGGCGGTGTAGTTGTTGCATCGTAACCTCCCTGGAATATCAAAGCTCCTGAGCCTGCCAATGTTGTATCTACATAGTTTTTAGAAGCAGCATCAGTGCCTGCACTAGGTATTGTTGGAATAGTTACTTGACCAACAAATGAATTTTGTCCAGTGCCACTTACGGTAAGTTGACCTGCTAATGTAACACTATCATCTAAGTTTACTGTTACGGTATCAGCTGCTCCAACTACTGTTGATATATTTGTTCCGCCTGCTACATCTAAAGTATTGCCATTAACGATTGTTTGGTCAGTTCCTGAATCCCCTGTAAGAGTAAAGCTTTCTATGTACCTTCCATCTAAATCCACAGTTAAATCAGCTAACGCTCCTGTTCTTCCTAGTGTCAACACACCATTAGCGGTGCTAAACGAAACACTATCTACATAGTTGTCTACATCAGTGGGTGCTGCAGGAAGTGTGAAAGTAGTTAGCTCATGACCTATTACATGTCCTGTTGAATTTGAAGTTACATCTGTATAAGCCTGGAATGTTCCTCCAAATGTTAAAGTAGCTGTATCTGTAGTCTGTGAATCAGTAAAAGAATCATGCGTTACAGATATAGTAGTATTTCCTGCTTGATTAGCAGTAAATGTTCCTGTTCCTCCTAAAGCTCCTGTTCCCTGAACTGTTAAAGTTCCATCTCCAATATCTCCAGTTAATGCGTATCTGCCATCTAAATCTACAGTAACATTACTTTGATTTTGAACAGTAGCAGTCAATACTCCATCGGTAGTATTAAAACTTAGTCCTGTTAAGAAATCATTAGCTGCTGAGCCTCCACCTATGTTAGCCCAAGCTGAACCATCATAAAACTTTAGTTTATTACTTACTGTATTATAGTATATCTGTCCTGAAACACCTGTTCCTGGGTCAGAACCTAAATTTTCAATTCGAGCTTGCTCTAATTGATTAGTTGCTAAATTAATTGGGTCGTAAAATATTGGCATGATTTTTTAGTTTAAAAATGCTTTTCCTGCAAATCCTGTAGAAAAAGTCAATGTTATATTATTATTATCTATGTAATTTACATCAGTAAACACTTGAGTGCCTGCAGTATCTACTACAGAAACTGATGGAAATTTATTTAATGTATGCGTAATGTTCCATGTTGCTGATGGAGTAATCTGTTCAAATATAAATGTCTTGTCACCTACGTCTCCAGCTTTTACAAAGTTAGCAAAATTATATAACTCATCTAATTCAAGAGACCCATTGCCGCCTATATATACCAATGCTAAATCATAATAACTAGTATTACTGGGAATAGATGTATTTAAAGAATAGCTGATTACACTATAATGACCGAACTGGGATATGTCATCCTGCTTTATTACAAGGATTTCAGAGCCCACTAAATAATTTATAAAAGGAACTACATCTTGTCCAGCCTCATCTTCTTTTGCAATAACAAAATTTGTTATCTGACTAAAAGGTTTAAAGTTGGTTCCTCCAGCTGAAGGTGAAAATGTTCCTAACCCTGATAAAGGTGTTTGAACATACTTAAATTTCATCTGCTCAGTAACAGAAAGATAGTGCCCTAAAGATTCAATAGTGTAATTTCTAGTTGCTCTACCTGTCTCTAGGTCTGTACCTATAACTTTATCTTTACCAGATACATTCTCATCTATCTTATACTTTTGTATTCTAGCCATTTATTTTTTTGATGTTATTATTGCAATAATTACCATTCCTATTAATGTAACTGCTAATAAAATTTTATGTTTAAACGAGTCCTCCATCACCTATTGTCCATCCTTTGGTGTTTACTAAATAATTTTTACGTTGTTGACCTGAAACTGTATATTTAATAGTCCCCATATCTAAAGTAATATTTGATAGTCCGCCATTTTCACATCTCGAAAGTAAAATGTCATAATTATTAGCACTGTAATTATTAAATGTTTTGCCAAACATAAAACCTTGCATTGATAATCCAGTGGCTAAAATATCCCAATTACTAAAATCTTTGTCAAAAGCATGAGCGTTAGCAAACATAAATTCCATATTATTTACAGAACTTGTATCAAATACATCAACATTACCATTAAAAGAAGTGGCACTACTAAACATACGCATCATAGAAGTTACATTACTTGTGTTCCAAGTTGTAAAATCTTGGTTGAAAGAAGAACAGCTCTCAAACATATTAACCATATCAGTTACATTACTCACATCCCAGCCCATCATAGAATTATTATTTAAAGATGTACAATCAGTAAACATATCCCTCATAGAAGTTAATGTACTAGTGTCCATTCCACTAACATCACCATTAAAAGAAATACAACCAGTAAACAATCCATAAGAAAAATTACTTCCTGAAGTAAGGTCAAAATTTATATCGCTATTAAAACTTTCACAATTTCCAAACATATATACACATGATGCTAATGAAGAAGTGTCCCAAGAACTAACATCTGAATTAAAAACTCTAGCATTCAAAAACATAAAAAACGCATTAGTTACATTGCTCATATCCCAATTAGATAAGTCTCCAGTAAATTTTCTGCAGTTTTGAAACATACCTAGAGTGCTGGTCAGATTACTAATATCCCAAAACTCTATATTCTGAATAGTAGTTAAAGCTCTACAATTGTTAAAAGAAATGTTAGCATTAGGAGATAAGTTTATTATATCCCTGCAAACAGGACCTCCAATAAAATTACCACAATTACTAAAAGAACACTCTTCAAAACTATAAATTCCCCAACCTAGTACTTCAATTATTTTTTGTGCAGAATTATTTGTTGTGGCAAAATTCCATTTTGAACATTCTCCATCAATTACTACATTGTAATCCCCTGAAGTTATATAAGTATGTGACCTGTTTGCATAAGTATTTGCTACAACAGTCCCATCTCCCCAATCAATAGTTCCAGAGTAAGTACCACCAGAAACATAAGGTAAAGTAATTGATTGATTGTTTAGTGTTGTTCTCCATTTAGTTTCAAAAATAGAAGTTCCTGAAGTATTATACCAAAACGTATTTAAAAAATTCATATTTTATTTTATTTTATATTAGAAACATGGACAATTATTATATACCATGCTTGCTTTTAGTCCTATACCTGGATTTGTGCTTCCTATCTGTGTTATTCCTACTTTCATTTCATCTCCTACAGCAAAATCTACATAACCTCCAGATATAAATTGAGATGATGCTGATACATTTGTTGTCCTTGTACCTGCATCTATCGTAGGATAATTATTTCCTGTAAAAATACTAGTTCCATTTTTTGAAACTTCTAAAATAATATCTGCTCCTGTTGGAGCTTCACTAACTGAAAATCTAATTTCTGATACGCAATTAAAAGCTCTAGTAAAAACAATAGTAAATTTTTTGTTACCTGCTGTCAAATTAGTTTCTTCATCGCTACAAGCAAAATCAAAATAATCAGGAGTAAATTCTAATGCACTACCTGCAGAGTTTACCTTAACATTCTTTCCTCTACCAAATGTATTATCTGGTTGGCATATATAATTATTTGGAGTGTCTGTTAACTCTATAAAAGTGGTAACTCCTGTTGGTGGAGCTGTAGTAACAGAACCGTCAGCCATTAAATACTGTAGTGCTGTACCTCCTGTTTTTACAAAACTATTAAAAGACGCAATACCTGCGCCAGCTGTAACGTCTCCTGAAGTTATACTAATACTACCTGCAGACATTTCTATATCACCAGCAGTAGTTATTCCAGTGGTAACATCAAGAGCGCCTGTTATTCGAATCTCTGTGTTATTAGGTTGTTGAGTAATTATACTATCAACTATACCTGTGCCTGTGGCATTCCACATGGTAATAGTATTAGCAGTTCCTGTACCAAATCCAGCGAACAAATCACTAGTGCTTATTCGTACGTTTTCTAATGCAGTATATCCGACTAGAAAATCTACGTCAGTTATTAATGTTTTGTTTGCGAATTGTGAAAATTTTAAATTTGCCATGTTTTTTTATTTATGAGTTTTCAGGTAGCATTCTTGCATTAGCTCCACCTGTTTCTTGTATACAAAATTCATCAATCTCTGTAATGATGAAATCGGTTATAATAATTGGTTGTCTTTTTTCTACAAACGGTATTCCGTTTCCATTACCTAGTGCTATTCCCATTATGCTGTTCTTGTTGATTTACTAGATTTATTAAACTTTCCTAACTGCCCCATACCTGATATTCTGACACCTGAAGTCTTAGGCTTAGTCTTTTTTTTAGTAGTCTTTTTATTAGCTTCTCGATTGGCAGCCAATTTTTTTGAAAGAGCTGTAATTGTTTCTATAGCTTTATTACTAAAGTTAATATCATTTTTCTTGTCTCCCATAATTTATTATCTTTGTTGCAAAGTTACGAAATTTAATTTATGTCAAATCAACGTTCAGATTACCTGAAATATTGGAGGGTAATACGATATTATATTAAAGCTAAATACGGTTTAACCCAAGCTGACCTTGATGTTCTTTTGTTTCTGTATTCAGAAAAATATTTTTCAAAAGATAAGTTCGAAGAATTTGATGAGCTGCTTAGCTGGGATGTAAATCGTTTTGATAAACTACTTAGAGATGGATGGATTGAAGTGTTTAGAAAAAGAGTAAGAAATATAAAAGCACTATATCAACTCTCTTATAAAACAATTAGAATAATTAGTGGCATATATAAAAAACTTGAAGGACAAGAAATTCCTACAAGCAACTCATTTAATCCTATCTTTGCAAAGAATGTATCATACACCGATAAGGTGTATCGAAATTTTATAATTCAATTAAACAAAGAAATTAGAGATAGTAAAAAATAATACTATCAATCACTTAGCCAACAACAAATTCCAATTAAAATTAACAATAAAGCAATCGCATATAACATACTTAAAAATTTAAACTTATAGTTACAATAAATATACATAAAGATATTGTCCTATAATTATATTGTTCTGTGGGTTGCAGAAATTCCCAGCCTACCATAAATCTGTCGTGAGGAAAATGAAACGATATTTCTAATTCCCAGTCCATCATAAAACAACCACAACATCTCTCTCTTGAATAACCGTAAATTTTTTGTTCTCTATAAGCATTGTGTATCCCTGACGTTTGTCATAGTAGATAACATCTTCCTTACTTATAACATCAACATCAGTTCCTGGCTCAACTACTTTTCCTTTACTATATCTAAACTGAGATGTATCCTCAGAAGATAATAATAATCCTGATGAGGTTTTAATCTCCTCATTGATTACATCTATTAAAATGTTTTTTCCTATTAGCTTCATATTCTTTGATATAATAAAATTAAGTCTGTTGTACAATTATCCGTAGAACAACTATAGTTGCTTACAATTCCTTCTTCCTCTTCATTACCATAATCTTCGTAACTATGGTCACCTCCCCATATTAACTGAGCTTTACAATTTGGACAATTCATATCTATTTAGTTTCGTATGAACGTGCCATCGTTACAATAGCATTAGTAGATAATATCGTTGTAGCTACAGATACTGCATTCTGTAGAGCTGTTCTTGTAACTTTTAATGGGTCTATTACACCCATATTAATTAAGTTGCCATGCTTGTCGTTTTTTAAATCATAACCCTCACCTACAATTGGTGGCTTAGGATATATCTTACTAAAGTCTTTACCTCCGTTAGCTATAATCTGTCTAGCAGGAGACTCTAATGCATACTTCATAATATTAGCTGCAATCTTCTCATCAGCTGTGGGTGAGCAAGGCTCACAAATTTCATAACCCAACTGATACAGAGCCATGCCACCACCAGGAAGTATGCCCTCCTCTAGTGCCGAGCGTACCGCACATACAGCATCATCTACTCTGTCATACAATTCCTTCTGCTCTAGGTCCGTATTTCCTCCTACGTATATTACACCAATACCTCCTGTTAGTGATGCTATCCTTGACATTATAAAATCACGCTCAGTTTTTGTCTTAGCTATCTCATGAGCACCCTTTAACTCAGCTACCCTTCCATCTATAGCATCCTGGTCCGAAGAATCATCCTTCAGGATGACTGTTGAGCCACGTCCAACTATCACCTTGGCAGCGTGACCCAAGTCTTCTGCATTTATAATGCTGAGGTCATCCCCTGTCTTTTCAGAAAAATATGTAGCTCCAACCGTATAGGCTATATCCTGCATAAGCTCATGCTGCTTGTAACCAAAGTTCGGAGGTGCTATGTTACATATCTTTAAATTGTTCTTCATCACATTGGCAGCCAACGTGTTTATAACATTGGTTGTCGTAGGTGCTATAATAAGTAACCTCTTGTTCTGCTGGATAATTGGTTTTAATACACCCTCAATCTGAAGTATATTACTTATCTCAGCATCAGATACCAGAATATGAACATCCTCTAGTACACACTCATCTTTCTTCTGGTCGTTTATAAACAAAGGACTAGAATATCCCCTGTCTACCTTGATTCCTTTTGTGGTCTCATAATACGTCTCGCTGCTCTGTGCCTTCTCCACAGTAACAACACCATCTTTACCAACAGCCTTATAAACATCCGCTATCGTACTACCTAACTCCTTGTCATTGTTGGCAGAGATAATAGCAACGTCCTTCATCTTTCGCTGGCTTAATTTTTTAGATTCCTGCTTTAAACCCTTTATGATATCTTTCGTTAGCTCATTCATGCTACGCAATACCTCGGTCCTATTTACATTGTCTGTAATAAGTTCCGTTCCCTTCTTTACTAATGCTTCCGTTAATACTATCGCAGTAGTCGTACCATCACCAGCTGCTGTAGCTGTCTTGTCAGCAGCCTCCTTCATCATACGAACCGCAAGGTTCTCGACTGGGTCTAATAAACTAATAGACTTAGCAACCGTAACACCATCCTTGGTGACAGTAATACCTCCTATATGTTCCTGTGATTCTATAAGTACTGTGTTACCCTGTGGTCCTAATGTACTCTTAACTGCATTTGATAATTGAGTGATGCCTGAGATTAATTTATCCCTTCCATCATTTCCGAAGCGAAGCTCCTTTGGAGAAAATCCTTGATTCATAATTTTAGTGTATTTAATTTCAATGCAAATATAGTAAATAATTTTATATATAACATGTCGAAGTTAGGTCGCTCTATATATATATATATTTTAGTATTACTATTGATGTAAAAATTTTTGACGTTTTGGTTTTATTTATAACATTTATAACACTAGTCTTGATAATCAGTTAGTTAACTATTAAAAGTCAACACTAACTCAACACTAAACCAACATTAACTTAACACTAATATAAAAAAAAGAGGGAACTACCCCTCTTCTTTCTGACTAAAACTAGTCAATCATCAAACACTAACTAAAACAAACTATAGTTTCTTGAATAAATTTATGTTGGCATTAGCTAACTCATTAGCCTCTGCTATAATTCTAACTTGTTTACCACGCTTAACCTCTTGTCTTAAACGTGCGGCTTTACTTATACCACTCTCCAAATCAGGAGCGTTGTTAATTAACCTTCCATTTTTTATTCTGTAATCTCCAAAATCCATATCGTATATTTTTGGTAAAGATACAATTTTTTTTTAGATATATGTAGTATTTGGGCTCTATGCCATCACACGCACACGTGACCTCTACGGAAACGCAAAATTATATTGACAGGGGGGGTGCAGATTCCTGATTTTTATTCCTGATTTTTTGACGTTTTATCTACAGCTCTCAGCCCTAGTACCACCACTACCTCAGCCCCTATGTGTACCACCTACAATATACCTCCCCTCCAGTTAACCAATCCCCTCAACCCCTATCCCCTCTACCTTTAACGCAAGTTAAACTTATTACAAGCTACGAGAAGTAGGGTAGCCTCTGCTCCGGTGAATCGAGCCCAAATAAATAATGGGGAACAGCCCCTCTGTAAAGCCTTGTTATACTTGGGATTACAGAGACAGCGAAAAAAAAGTAAAAAAAACCTTGCGAGATATCTAGATTTAGACTATTTTTACACCGGAGATAGACGCTCTTTGACATTTTGAGACATAACAGACTGATAATCAGCAAGTTAGCATAATTTACTAACTTATCTCACTGATAATCAACGAGTTGTGGCGTAAGTTGTGTGAACAATAGTAGTACTGAAGACCTTATGGGAGCCATTATGATAACCAAGTATTTAACTACCTGTAGGTAGGGCGAAAATTCAAGGGCTATTGGTGAAGCAACAAACAAATTACCGGTATCTGAACGACAGGCTAGCTAGAGCAATACTAGTACCGGTAGCTAACTTTTAAAAATCAATAAATTATGGAATTATCAGCAAAACAATACGAAATTTATCAAGATAACATTGAAAGAATTGTTATCGAATTAAAAGAATCAAATGTTAAAGTAACAAGAAAAGCAATAAGAAATATATTTAAATTAATTTTTCCGTTAAATGATTCTCAATGTAATGTTTTAATTAATGAATACGTTAAATCAAAAAAATAATTTAGGTTAACTGATGAGACTTCAATAGTCGAAACCACCTTTATTGGTGGTCTTAACCAGTCGAAAGACACAAATTAAATATTATGCAATACACAAGAAAAATGTTCAACAACGAATTTAGTAAAGAAGAAATCAACCACATGACTCCGGAGTCAATCAAGGCGTTTATCGAGTTAAAAAAACTTGGTTGCCCAATAGATATATGGTATCAGAACAAGAGAGGATACGAAGATTACAGAGGATATTTTTGGATAAAAGCAGAAGAGTGCGAAGCAGAGCAGTGGGTAGATTACTACGATACTGAAATGTACTGGGGTAGTGAGAAGCTACAGAAAACACTGGAGAAGCATGGGCTATACTTCGAGTGGCAAAATTCAGCAGTGGGCTGTGTTTATGATATCTAGGTTAACTGATGAGACTTCAATAGTCGAAAGGTCGTGAGACCTCTTAACCAGGCGAAAGCCACAAATTAATTATTATGAACAAATTTGAATTGAAATCAGGATATCCAAAGGGATACCTACCGGAAGGAGTTAATTACTCTAACTACACGATGCTAGTAGCAATCGCTAACTACTCTGAAAATGGGGTGTGCCGTAGTAATGCCATGCAGATGCTAGACGAAGATATGAGAGGTGATTGGGAGCATGATGTAAGAACAGCTAAAAAGAAACGCCTTATGGATGGTATGGGGGGCTTTATGCAAGCCGTATGCATTGGAGACTTTAAAACAGCCTGGAACAGAGCTGATGGTACTAACCGAAAGGCTCTAATTCAAGGGCTTTCAAATAACGAGATAGAGCTATGAAGTATTATCAATGCATATTCAATGCTGTAGGTGGTGCATATTCTATGAATATGTATGACCTACCAACAGATGATGAAGTCGAAATTAAAGAAATCCTTGAAGAACAGGGATATGAAGTATTAGAAATTTACTCAATAAAACCACAATAAGATGAAATTCACGAAACACCAACTAGAAATAATCGCTCATACCCTATCACTTTGCGAGAGTGACTTCGAAGGTAATACACAAGCAGAGATGCGTTATATACTCGGAAAGCTACAGCAGAAGGGCATTTGGGGAAATATTGATTAACAAGAATAGTGGTGGCTGTAGACAGCGAAAGGCAAAGCGAAATTGCCCACCACATCTAACCTAGCATAAAGTCCTTTGCGATAAACACAGGCATTTTGACAATGAACAAATTACAGAAATTAGCCCTGTACTTCTACAATGAAGAGCAGGTTAACGACATCCAGTTTGACCAATACGGAAGACCTTACATCCAAGATAACGGAAGGTGGATGCTACCTAGAAAGACGCAGTATAACTACACTATTAATAACTAAATAAATAAAGATGACAATAACACAATTCACAGACTACAGTATGACAGGAATGCTAGTAATGGTACTAGTATTTTGTATAGTAACAATCGTAAGAGAATTTATAAAATAATAAATTATGAGAAAGTATAGCAATTGCTGTGGTTCAGCACCATCGTTTCTTAGTGATTCTTTATGTGGCAGTTGCCACGAGCCTGCAGAATTTTACACAGAAACCCAAGACCAAGAAGATTAACTGATGAGTCCTGGAAGGACGAAACTGCCGAGAGGCAGTCTTAATCTAAAAATTATATATTATGACTAATAGCAATACATTGGATGCAATAAATTTTATAAGTAATAGCAATCTAAGTGATGAGGAAAAACTTTGGATAATAAGCATACTTAGAGCCAATATAAAAGATTAACTGATGAGGTCTGATAGACCGAAACGACTCCATTGGAGTCGTCTTAATCTAAAAATTTAATATTATGAAAACAATGTACAAAGTAGTAACAGTAGATGAATTTGGTCTTATTGTGACACAACAAGACGGCTTCAAAACATCATCGGAGGCACAGCAAGAGGCTAAGGAATGCATCGAAAGATGGGGAGAAATGTTTGGTCAAGATTTTTGGGTACAGCCTTATGAACAAGAGCCATACAAAAAGCCAAGAGTATACAACAATAATGCAGTAGATGGATGGGAAGACTTATATCCAACAAGAGATTAACTGATGAGGTCTTACAGACCGAAACTACCTTTCGAGGTAGTCTTAATCTTAAAATTTAATATTATGAAATCAACTATGGTAACACTAAAATTCAAGACTGACTTCGGTACAGATTGGATTATCACTAGACAATTTAACGATGAGAGACACGTAGATAACTTCATCTCCTTACTGGAGAAAAAGAAGGGCTATCTACTGGATGAAATTTTCACTAACGATTAGAACCTATGATTATGTATGTAGCGAAAACACTAGGCGAGGCAATGGCTATGATTGATATGGCTTATACTCAGAACAGAACAAGAGATAGTATCTCCTACTCAGAACTTATCAGATGCTGTAAGGAACTAGAGAAGAACCGGTGCACCAAGTTTAATGGTGTACACTACTTTGTAGATGAATTTGAACTGCTAAGTTAACAGGTTAACTGATGAGGATTTATTATCCGAAAGCCAGTATTTATACTGGCTCTTAACCAGTCGAAAGACATAAAAAATTAATTATGATTATCAAAAAATTAACTGAAGAACTAATTACTGAAAAACTAGAAAAGACAGGTATTGGGGAGTGGTACAATGGAACTGAAGTACAGGTCAACAACATTAAATTGCACTTTGATTTTAAGATAGCTAATCGCTGGGGGGGGATGCCAGACTTTGCAATCTACTCTCAAACGACAGCTGATGGCTATGAGTTATGGGTAGCTATCGTTCCACCTTATGACAGATACAATATTGAGGAGGATGTACACTACTACGACAGCGATTTAGGGGAAAGGCTAGAGCAATTTATAAGAGAGTGTGACAAAGATGATATCCATATTTACATTGATGACCTAGACTACGACTGGATTGATGAGGCTATGGCTGGTCTTTGGGATGATGTGTACGAGAAACTACGTGAAGATATGGAGTATGCTTTAGAATTGCAAGGCTATGAGTACGAAGATTAACTGACGAGACCTCACAGGTCGAAACAGGTTTGCAGTCTAATTGCATACCTGTCTTAATCTAAAAATTATATATTATGAAACAATTTGAAATCTTAAGAGAACGAATCACATCACGAGGTGGTGGGGTTGAAATTAGTTTAACGCCTTATGGCTACAAAGACCAAAAGATGACTGCATACTGCAACTATCTTGGTGGTGGGATGCTAGGTAGTGTTCAGAACGATTGTACTATCAAAGATTGGTATGGCAATCCTGAGCTAACGAAGTTAGCAGATGACCTCAGCAGATACTTCTCGCAAGAGCTGGGAGAAGATTATGATTTAAACCAAATGCTTCCTTCGAGAGCATACTAAATTAGAAACTATGACCGAAACTAAAGACAAATTGATAAAGGAATTAAGAATAGAATTATATCATCTTAAAAAACAATTAAGATACCAAACAAGTATGACAAAATCATACGAGAGGCTTTATCGAGAAGAATACATTAAAAATCAAAATAAGTATGACAGCCTGCAAGAAAAAGGATATAAATTACCATTATAAACAAACCAACTATGAAACGAACAGAAATAATAACAGAATTAGAACGATTACTTACAGATGAATATGATGCATCAGAATTAATATATTATAGCAAAAATGATTTAATACAAAAATTAATAGATGTTGCAGATTTTTACAGATATGAATTTAATAATAAATAAGATTATGAAAGACAACAAACTAATAGCAGAATTTATGGGGATTGAATCATTTAAAGATTCATTAGCCTCACTACATCAAGGAAAAATAAACGTAGATTTAGATGTGTATGAACA